TAGCAGCCAACGTGGTGGCATTGGCAATTGGAGCCGGGGCAATAGTCTGGCCGCTATATGCTTGAAACTGCGGGTTCTGGATCTGCGAGCCGCTTTGTAGGGCCGTCAGGGTGTTAAGGGGCAAGTTATATTCGCCCAGGTTCCGCTGGTACTGCTGGCCCAAGGCCGTATTGCCAAACTGGGCAGACTGAAGGGCTTGGTTGTATCTCTGGTTCTGCGCTTGGTTATAAAGACCCGCACTCTGCAAACCTTGACCAAAGTTCTGCCCAATAGCTTGATTGCTGGCCTGATTTGCTTGCAAGCCCTGGCTAAAGTTCTGCCCAAGAGCCTGATTGTACAGGCCCGCCGAACTAAGCTGCTGTCCGTAACCCTGCTGGTTAGCGGCCATGTCAAGGATAAGTCCTTCTTTTTGAGCCTGTGTAAGAAGGTCAGATTCACCCTGCTGCTGGCTGCGGATGGCGTTATTCCACGCTTCTGAGCCTTCTGTAATACCTTGATTCCGTAAATTCTGGAATGTCGAGGCCCGCTGGGCTGCAAGCTGCGGTGCCAGCCGTGACATGATTGCTTGCTGGGCGGTCATACCAGCATTGATGGGCATTTTTGCAATGCCGGAAAGGTCAAGTTCCCCGCGAGCGTTGCCGTATTTTTCCGCACTGAAACCTTGCGCCAAACCATACTGGTCTGCGGAAGGCCCGTAGTTTACCGGCCCCTGATCGCCAATGCTTGTCTGGAAATCAGCGACCCCAGACTCAAAAGGCTTGCTCATTGTGTCGCGGACATTGCCCAGCGCCGTTATGCCGACCTGGGAAAGCCCTTTCTGGACCGCCTGTGCGTTTGTCAGGGCTTCCTGCGCGGCTGGTGTAAGCGTCTGGGTTACAGTCGGCTGATCAGGGTCGCCAGTCTGGGTTGTAAACTGCTGCCGCGTGGGCATTGGGACATTATTGCCAGTCCCTACATAATTGCCGTATTCGTCATATCCGCTGCCTTGATACGATCTGTCGCCAGATTGGTTATTGTACGCCGCCATTGCGGCGTCATACCCAGATTGGTCGAACGTAGGCGCACCGCCAAACGTGACCGTCTGGTTGCCGTAAGGCGATATAATGTTGGGGTTGCTAAGACGGGCGCTCAATCTCGCCGCGTCAATGTTAGCTTGTCCCTGCGCCGTAGCTGCACCAGCGTAATCTGGGGCGGCGGGCTGTGACGGCTTGTTTAAAAGAGCGTTTGCAGTCCCGGCAACAACCGAAACCCCGGCGACAACAGCTAAAGCGGTGAAAGCACTCATTATTTAGCCCCTATCAAGTTAGTTTTGAGGATGTTCCCAGGGCCAAACATACTGTCCGGGTCGTCTTCCAACAGTTCCTTTTCAACATCTTCCACATTGGTAGAATCCGCAATGTGGATGTTGAGAAAATGCGCGTCAGTCATCGTATGGCAAGCCCTTTTGGTGCCAGGCTTGCTCTTAAACATGGCTGGCCCAGTAATGACTTCGACGCCGTCCGGGGTCGTGATGTTGACCGTGCCCGACACTATGTAAAACAGGTGTTCTTTCTTATGGACGCGCCCGACTGCAAGCTGATTGGCTTTCAGCTTGGCTTCGCGGCAGTACAGGCCAGCGTAGAATGTATGGATTGTTTCAGGCTCATACTGGGGCAATGTCTTAACTACAGCCTCAAACTGTAGGACATTCTCCATAAGTGCTTCAGCGGCAAGCATTTTCTCTGTTACAGCCAGATTACTCATACGCCCGCCCATCCGGTCTGATACACCACATCTGTTGAAGCCCATTGTATTTGGATGCCGCTGCTGGCCGTCTTCATCTGTAGACCGCCGCAGTAGCCAATGCCCGTAATGCCCAGCCATGTGTTCTGGATAGCCAGATCAGCGCCCCACAGGGCCGTATCCCAAGTGCTTGTCGCCGCGTCCCAGACGCCATAGGCCGAGCCTGTAAATGTTACAGGGGCCGTGGTATCGGACGTATCGAAGTCGATATTCATGCCCACGCTGATGGTCGGATCGCCATTGCTGAAGATGCTAGGCCGAGCGCGGGTGAAGTATTTCTTAACGCCGCGAGCGCCTAGGTAATTGAACGCCTGTAGCGTGGTGGTGGTGATATTGCTGGTATTGTCAGTGTAATTGTCATCCCAAGCATGGCCGACATAGCCATCTGAGCCAAAATACGGCTCTTCGCCAAGCGTTTCCCAGCAATATGCTGCCCAGCCGATAAATTGGCACCATGACTTTGTGATGTTGTTCATCACATACTGCTGCTGCTGGCCGTCAGCTACCGGGACATTGATCCAGACAGCGTTGTATTTGGCAGTGCCATAAATCTGCCAGCCGACATCAGCGTGGCTTCCGCCATACTGGGTCGTTGCCGCCGTAATCGCGCCCTGTATCTTGTCAGACAGGGCCACACGGGGATCAAGGCGGCTAGATTGCAGCGATGCGGCAAATGGCAACAAGCCGTCATATGTCAGTACCAGCAGGTCGCCGCCGTATTTGAGCATGACGCGAGAGCCAACGGGCGAACCTACGTTCCAAACGCCTATTAAGGCCCATGTTGCCGCGCTGGCCGGGTCCGTGCCTCGAAAGACGACCACTTCGCCTTCGCTGGTAATAAAGGCAATGTTGTCATCAACACCATAGCCAGCGTCAAGCGTCCAAGTGTCCAGATCGACTAAACGACCGCCAAGACGGCAAATCGAACTCATGTCGATATATTGGGCCGCGCCACCAATTGAGCTAGTCGGCAGATACCAAGCCTTCAGTGTGTTTTTCTCAATGAACCACAGGCGGTTCTTGAACAGCGTGATATTTGACAGGTTGTTGTCAGTCACGCCCGTAATGGTCGGGGTTGACCAAGTTGCGCCATCGTACAGCCGGGCGTCATCAACGCCATTGACGGCCATAAGGAAGCTGCCGCCAGCCGTGGTGATGTTGACGTATTCCCAGATGCCATTGGTCAGGCCGGACACAACAGGCGAACCTACAGCCCCGGCGGCGGTTACATCGTAGATTTTGCCTGTACTAGTGACGGCAAACATCTTGGACGTTGCGCCGCCGTTATAGATCAGAATGGTCTGGGCTTTGCCATCAAGGCCCGTGGCGTGTTTGGTATAGCCGCCGCGCATGGTCAGGCTGCTGACCGTTGGGAACATATTGATGAGCGTTACAGCGTCTGTAGGCTCCATGTTGGCAAGGCTGTCACGCGCGTTCCAGCCGCCCAACGGGGCGGGCAGCGACTGCACTTGAGCCGCGTTGCCTTGGACTAGGGCGCGTGGGCTAATTGCCATATCCGCTATCCGGGATGTTGTCCCATCCGATTAGAACTGAGCCGGGGCGTGGCGCAAACGACAGGTTGGCCGCAGACGTATCCTGTGCAACGGAAGTGTCGAACTCCGTCAGATAGTCGCGGTAAAGCGCCGTTGTATCAAAGCCCTTGGCTTGGAAATACTTCAGCTTAGTTGACAAGACCATAAGACGGTCAGGGTAGATGCAAGTATCGCTGTCAGCCGTAAAGCTATTCTGTACAGTGCCGTTAGCGGCATTAGCCCAACCCTTGCTGCGATACTCGAAACCCAGATACTCGTTAGTCGAGTTACCCGGCCAAATCTGGAAGTAACTGCCATACAGACGCCAGCGGATACGCGGGCCTGTGCTGATAAAGCCGCTCAGAAGCCATTCCCACTGCTGGGCGCTTTCGGGGCCAAGCATTTCCCAATGCTTGCTCTTGTCCCACTGAGTACGCGGCACGATGCTGTCGTAATCGCTGGGCAGGTCGTATTTGACCTTCTGGAAATAGATCGTGCCGCCGGTCACAGCCTGGGCAGAATACTGCGAAACAGTAACCTGAGTGGCGGAATCTACGCTGCTAATAAAGGTGGCATTGGGAAACCCGGTGCCAACAACCATATATGTAGTGTCCAACCCGGCAGTGGACGGGATGCCGGTGATGGTCAGGGTCGTCGTCGTGTAATTACCCGTCGTTGTCGTGTATTCCGTAAAGAAGCTGTGCGGCTTGGTAAGTTCGCGCCAGTCGGCCTTACGCAGAAGTTCGTAACCGCTGGCGTTCATTAGCGCCAGAATCTGCGTAACGTCTTGGTTCGTATTACCCGCCACCGTTGCCGGTGTTGGGATGCCTAGTTCATTGGTGACCTGCTGCACCAACTGAAGCATCGTCGTACTGGACATCTACATCTTCCTTGCGTGGCCGACCCGGCTTGCGCTGGGACATGAGCAAAGCCATTTGGGCTTTCAGCTCATCCAATTCGCTACGGGTCTTTGCCAATTCAGAACTACTTTCGGAATGATTCTTCTGCGTAAGGTAATCCCTTGCGCGCTCGCGAAGTCCGACGGCACCCATGCCAATACGCTGCAATTGGGCGTCCGTAGCCGTCGCAACCTGCTCAACGGTCTGGAACTTCAGA